AGTCTGTCTAATATAGCTGCTGTTTCTCCTCTAAGAACATAAGGAGTACCTTGTAAAATTGGTGCTGACGCTAATGCTTGTTGGTTATTTAAAGATCGTTCTTGATCCCGACTACTAGCAGTGCTAGCAAATCTTTCTTCCCATCTATTTTCCTGCGCAGTTCTTTCAGCACCCGGAGGTTTATTTAAAGAAGAAATAATATTTTTAACACTACCTAATAAATTATTTGTTGATAAAGGTTTGTATTCCTCTATAAATGATGCAAAAGCATTTTGATTTGACTCAGGGCGTAATGGGTCACCTTCACCTTCTATAAGAAATTGACTATATACACTATTTTGTTGACCTTGTGCGTAAGCTGATTGTAAAGGATTTCCTCTAAAGGCTTTATCTACATATGATCTGTATATATCAGAAAATCCTGCTGTTTCATATGGAACAATACCTTGTAAATTAGACATACCAGTTAAAGGAAGGTTTGAATCTGCACCTTGTAAATTATAATCTATTATTTGTTCTTCACCTTTCCAAATAGCTGATTGATCTGTTACAAATTGGTTTACATCATCACCCCTTAACCCTTCAACATTTAATGCAAAATCTGCCAAAAATTTATCAGGAAAATCTACATCACCACTTTTTTCCCACATTGAAAATCCATTTGCTAAAGTAGCTTCTGCTTCTGAATCAAATCCGTATCTTTTATACCAAAATTTAGAAATACCAATTCCTTTAAAAAGTGGAGAAAGATAACCTACATCAGCTTCTCCAACAGGTTCTTGTGCACCTTCTGCTTCTTCAGTAGGTTCTATTGACCCTTGTCTAACGTCACCTTCAGTAACAGCAGTTTGATATACAGGACTTTTATCTAATTGAAGTTTAATTTCATCAGGTTGACCTGCATACCAATTTTGCATAGCCTTTTTAAAATTTTCATTATCTTCTTCAGCTTGAGTAAGGCTAACGCCTTCTATAGTATTAGTTGTTTTTTGTAAAATGTTTGTAGCTGCTTGTTCAGTTTGAGAAATTAATTCATTTATACCTGATGGGTTAACATCTTCTCCAACAACATAAGGATCACCAATATTAGTTCCTATACTAGGAGGAGCAGCATTATAAATAATTCGACTATTTCTTCTATTCCCTGTTAAACTTTCAGATATTATGTTGCCGTTTCGTCTGTAATAAACTTCTAAACTCATTATTCTCTAGCTCCTAATAAACCTATTTCTCTTAATCTTTCTGCATCACCAGCTCCATTATTCCTAGCTCCGGGTCTTGGACTTCCGGGAGGAACATTTGGGCCGCCTTGCATATTAGGCATAGGTGGAGGAGCTCCACCCATAGCATTAGGCATTACTCTAGGATCAGCAGTTGGTCTACCACCTTCTTGCCCTTGCTGTGGTTGTTGAGGCATCATACTTTGTTGTCTCATCATTTGTTTCTGCATTAACAGATACATAAGTTCGCCATAATAGAATTGAGACAAATCAGGTCTACCTCTTTCTTCAGTTGATTGTAGTAATGACCACAACGCAGCTTCAGGCAATGTTCTTTCTGCTAATTGTTCTCTAATTGAATCTTCAATAGAGTCAGCATCCTGTAATCCAAGTATCTTATCTCGTACATAATTGTCAGATAGTAATGGTGTTTGACCTTCTCTAGCCATTTGAGCCATAGACATTCTAGACATATCGTCTTCAGGTAGTTGACTAACTATTTTTATTTCAGGAATACCAGCTTGAGCCATAGCATCAGGTGCTATTACTTCACTAAAATAAATTCTGTTTTTATCTCTACCACTAACACTAATAGGATCGTACATACCACTAGAATATTGATCGCAAAGTAGATGTGATATTTGCATATATGCATCTTCCATAGCTGTAATTCTTGGTCGCAATACAGTATCAATACCTTGTCGCAATGTATTTATTGCAAATCCTGATAATTGAAATTGTAAATCGCCATATACTGTATGTGGTATAGCACCTCTTTGTAGTTCACCTGACACTAATCCCATGTAAGCACCAGTTTCTCTAGCTACTTCCATAAGACCAAGAGGTTGAATATCTTCACCTTGTGCTAAAGATACTTCTGCTCCTGCTCTGTAAGGGTCATCATCAAGTGTTTTCTGTCCATCTCTAGAAACAATTTTAATTCCTTGCTTCCTAGACCTAGATACCATCTCCATCATTACTGACATAGTAAAATTATGCTTGTCGTATATCTGTCTATTGCCAGCATAAACTGATTCACCATAGTCAGCTATGGTGTCAGTTAAAGATGTTTCATCTAAATTCTGTACTAATGGTTGCGATCCAACCATTCCTAAAAATACAGGCACTTTTCCTGCGTTATGAGGGGTAGCCTGTTTAAGTATTGTGTCATTTGTACACACAATGTTGTCTTCTGTATCGTAAAAGTCATAAACATCTATAGGTGTTTCATCATCCTGTTCGTCTAATGTAATACCATATTGGTTTAATATCTGACCTTTTGTTTTTTGTATTTTGTAGCAAGCCCACTCTAAACCATCTTCACCTTCTCCCCAGTAAGTATGCATAGCATCCCAAGGAGTAATGTCGATTTGAGTTTTGTTATTAGAGTCAACGTGCAATAACGCTCTACCTGCATACCAACCTCGTAAAGAAATATACCAAGATAATTGTTCTCTAAGAGATGGTTGTAATTTTCTTCTTAGTCTTTCGTCAGCACCTGCAAATAATCCTATAAGAAATTTTTCTTTAGCATCATTCATGTTTCGTCTTTCTCTAACTTCTTCAATGTTAGGAATACGAATAATTAATTGTGCTGCAGACATAAAAGAAATTATTTTATCTGCATATGTTCTAGGTTCGTTAGAGGTATATGACTCGTAGCCATCACCTGCATCATAAGGTCGCATAATGTAGAGATCGTAGTCGTCTTGCATCCTGTCTCGAAAAGGATAAGTAGCTTCTCTATGATCTTCTACTAGTCTTGTTATGTCATCAACTGATCTTCTTACCAATGTTTTATCCTAATTTTTTGTCTATCTGCATTGTAACTAAAACCAAAATGATGTACTAATCCGTAGATTAATGCTTTAATCCCATGATTATACTTATCTTCCGGCGTATTACCAACTATATTTCCTTCTCTATCTTGCTTCCATCTGTAAGCCCGTGTCTGATTATCGAAAGGATTAGCTACTGCACCAAATTCTGAAAGGACTCCTTTACACGAACTGTCAATAACTATTCGAGGATAACCTGTTATAGGGTCTACTTTTAAGAAACTCTTCAATCTTTCTGTTCCATCATTAATCGGAACTCTTTCTGAGGCTAAGTATAAACCAGTTTCGGATAACCAAACCTCTGCAGGAGCTGGCATAGCCTGATGTTGCCTACCAGCAATATCAATTACACCATACTGTACATCTTGCCACCATGGTTTTGCCATAGCAATAGTAGCCATTTCTTCTGTAACTAGTCCGATTTCATAGATTTCATCAAACACACGCACAGTATCGTCAATAATTTGTACTGCTTCTACAGCATAACCACCTGCGTATCCGGGATCCATCCATAAATGAACAGGCTCACCGGGTACATAATCTATTTCTCCTGAGTGAATTGACGACCTAAACTCGTTAAACACTAGTCCTCTAGGAGGAACAGGTCGCCCTTCAATACGTTCCATAAAGAAATCATCACTAGCAAAAGCCTCTAACCTTTTTATTTCGGGGTCTTCACGACCTCCGGGGTATAAATGAAAGTTAGAATAGCTAGGTAACGAAAAGGCTTGCTCTTCTCCTACCCCCGACTCCCATGCCGAGAACGTCTGAGGATACCATCCGAGTGAACTCTCGAATGTACCTCCAAGAAAAAGCCACCCTCCCTTCGGGGCACACCTACCACGCAACCTGTAAAAGGTTTCGAGGTCGAGCTGCGACGCTTCGCACCCAACAATTCCATTAGGTGCACGCATAGCAAGTGTTCTTGGGTCTTTAGCTGACTTTGTTTCAATTCTTGTTCCATCTGCTAAAACTATCCTACCCGGATCAACTCGTTTACTAACCTCGGCAAGTATTCCTATCTTTGCAAAATCCTGTGATAAGTACTCGAACTCTGCTCTAGTACGCTCATAGTCTGCAGCGACAAGCCAGTATAAACCCGGAGACTCATCAGTCAAGAACTTTTGTAATAAAAACTTGGAAGCAACCATTGACTTACCTGCTTGCTCACCCCCTGCCACAAGAATAAATCTTTTATCGGAGTTTAAAATCCGACTCTGCAGCTCGGTAGGTTGGAAATCAATTAGGTCAAAGATTGCATTGCTGATAGTAGTCATTAATTATTAGCCGAACTTTTCCTTTTCTTCCCTTTCTTTGGGGGGCGACCTCTTTTAGAGCCGTAAGTACCTTTACCTTTTGGCATATCGTTCTCCTTATTTGGTTACTTTTTTAAATTCTACAGCATTTTCAGGGTCTAATTTACTGACAATCCTTTTTTCCAAGGTGTCTAAAACTTTGATTACGTCTTCTTTAGGGTTGGTTTGATAGTTAGCCATGTCTACTAAGTAGTCAACTTTGAGCTGTTTAATAGCTTTTGCAACTAAAATTAAAGTATTGTCACTCATTTTCTAATACTTTCATCCCTAACGCTATGATACCACCAATAGTGGCAGTACTTATTTCGGGCATCCCTTTAAAGGCTGCCACCATAGCAAGGATAGTTAAGCAAAGAATTGCTAAAAATATCTGAGGTCTTAATTTTCCAAACATACTATACTCCTATACTTTTAGATATTTCTTAAAGAAATATCTAATACTTATATATACTTATATATATATACTATATATATACACCCTCTTTATTAAAAATAATTTGTCATGGGTATCCCCATATGTATTTCAAACCTTCTAAGCCTTACTACCCCCCTTGCTGTCTAAGATATCTTGTACTTGTTCTAATGCTGTCTGTTCTTCCTGTACTTGTTCTTGTACTGGATTCTCCTTAGCTATTTGTCTGAGTTCTGATAGTACTGACTTTGCTGTATCATCTGCCATTACTACAGTAGGTCTATACTTCATTGGCAAGTTCGCATTCAATAGTGTTATAAGTAGTACAGGATTAGATTTAGCATCTTGCATCTTTACTCGTTCTAATGCTAACTGCTCCAAGTTCTCACAGAACTGTAGATCAGCTTCTTCTAGTCTCTCAGCAAATCCAAATCTATTCTCTTGTCTCCACCTATCTACTGTTCTAACTGTAACTGATGCATAGCTAGCTGATACGCTTTTACTCCTAGTCTCTGTATAGCAAGTTAGATACTTAACCTGATCTCTGTAACTACGTTTTTGTGTTGGATTCAAGGTCTTATAAGACTCTTCAGTAGTACTATCTATACGAATTTGCTTTGCAAATTTAGACGATTCTGACATATTTTCTCCTATCTTCTTAAGATAGGAGTAGTTTAGAGTCTGTTCGCTGTTTGGTCAAATCCTGAGTATTCTCTGTTAGAGAATACATCAGAAGTTTTGGGAATTTGAGTCTAAACTCCGAAGCCCTGAGTCTCTCCTTCAGAGAGACATCAGAAGTTTTGAGAGGTCAATTTTGTTCCTCCCCTTAAAGAAAGATCATTCATATCCCCTCTTCTTCTTCCTCCCCCCACCATCTTTCAACCACCCCTATTCCGATTATACACCTCCCCTTACTGATTGTTGGGAAAGACGGGGAGGTGTGGGAGAAAAGTGAGTCGAAATTTTTCGGCTCGACAAAACTAAGCCAAAACCATAGGAGGTTCTCATGGCTACATCATCTAAAGTTGCTAAAAGCAACAACACAAATGCTTCACAAAGTGAAGCTAAAATGTCTCTTACTGATTTCATCAGTTGGTGGCTTGACCCAAAAAACGGCAAAGTAGGCGTAGCCTATAAGTTGGAAAATGGTCAACAAAGAGTTACTAACTCTTTCCATGCCGTTACTTCAGGATTTAACGATCTAGTTAGATCGTATTATGGGGTTGAACCACAAGAGGTTACTAAGAAATTAGAAGACCTTAAACTGATTACTACTAGACCAGTAGGTAAAGGTAAATATGGTAAGGGAGTAAGTGGGATAAGAATCTATCCATATAATCCTAATGCTAATACAGGACAAAATGGAAAGGTGATTAGCCTCAAAGCAGAAATGGGTATCTAATAGATACCCAGTTTCTGATTCTAGGGTAGTTAGTATATATACTAACTACCCTTTCTTTGTTTCTAAGCAATTAATTAATAAGTATATAGGAGAAGTATGACTAAGACTGAGATCAGACAAAAGCTAGAGCGACTAGGCAACCAAGCTACAGTAGGAGCAGATCAGCAATCAGCTACAGATTTCAAATTTATGTGGAATCTAATGATGCCACAGCTAACTGAAGTGATGTATGCACTATACAAAAAGGAGACAATGTGAGAACAGGAGTCAAATGCGTCCAATCAAACTGCTACAACTCCACAGTAAGTGGAATTTGGTGTCGCAAACATCTTCCTCCTAAGAGGAAAAATGGCAAAAACATCAGGTCAATTACCATAAACAAGCTAAGGAGAAGTATGTCTAGTGCCTACTAACATTGATAAGTATGGAAAATTCAAAGAACTTGCTGAAAATAGAGTAAATAGAGCTAGTAAGGCTATAAAGAGCATAAGTTCTCTACGCAACAGGAGAAGTTACCACTACACAGAAGCTGACGTAGATCATATTGAAGCTCATCTAAGGAAAGTACTCAACGAATCTATGAAGTCATTACGACTCCATATTCCTCGTAAAGAGAAGTTCAAACTGACCGTAAAAGACCCTAACGTAATTACAGGTAAACCAGTAAAAGTAACACTAAAAAAAGGAGTGCAAGCTTGACTAGAAAAGACTATGTATTAATTGCTAAGGCTATAAGAGAGAATAGGAAGCTATGGGAAGTAAACCCACTACAAATAGAGGAAACAGTCTCAGTAGCTAAACTTGCTATTGACTCAATAGTAGCCACGCTAGCAAACAGATTATACGAAGAGAATCCAAGATTTGATCGTGCAAAATTTATAGAAGCAAGCGAACTAGAGAGTAGGGGGAATGTTTAATGGAATTTCCACTATTGTGGGCAAAGCTCTATCAGTCAATGATAGAGCAACGCCCTGATCTAATAGACAAAATTAAAAAAAGTAAAACAAACAGGAGAAATGGTTAGTGGTTAAGACAAACACAACAAAAATAGAAGTATATAACTATAGAGAACTTATAGAATTTGTAGATTACATTCAAAGCACTACTGATAGCTTACTAATAAAGGCAGAATTGCCTGACATAGTACAGATAATTGAACCTGAAAATGGTAAAGCATTTGACTATAAAGAATTGCAAGGCTATCTAGGTGGATTAATACAAATAGTTCCATTGTTATTTACTCAAGCTGAAGAATGGAAAAATCATGTAGTTCTAGTAAATGAAGAGGGAATAAACCTAAATTTGCCAATGAACATACTTTCTAGACTAGGTAACTACTTTAATGGACATACTCTATTTGGCAACGTACTAATTGTTCACAGATCAAACTGGGAGTAAGAATATGAGTCACGAAGGAAACGACCACTTAGCAGAGCTAAAGCATGAAGATTCTGTAGAGAGTATAGACCTAACTCCTGACTGGAGAGGTATGTTCATTTACACAATAAACATTGTAAATCATTCAAAGCTACCTAGTAAGGCACTAATAATAGAAATGCTACAGTATGGACTAAGGTTACATAACTACTACGAGGGAGAGAAAAATGATTCCTAACGAAAAAAGAGATTTAAATCTACCTAGAAATAGCACTAAGAACTTACCTGATGTAGTCAGGTTTGTTCAAGTAATCAAAAGTATTAGGATATTCCTAGAATGTGATTCAGAACGCAAAAAACTAGGAGCAAAAGAAATCTATATGCCTTGTGCTGAGTGCAGAAGAGATGTAAGAGAAAAGTTATTAGAACTACTGGAACTAATAGACAAATTCTCTCAAAGCAGACATAAAGAGGATAAGATTCAAGACTACTAAAATATCAAAACTACAAGATAGAAGTCAATGAGAATACATTGACTTCTACAGTAGTTATGATATGATCGGAGTCATTCCGATTCGGTTCGAGTCGGAGTTTAAACACAAATAAGTAAAGGAGAATACTTATGGGTAAGGTTAATCTTGTAACTGGAGAAATGTTTATGGGATTAGGTGCAAGTAAAGGTGAAGCCACTGGTATAGCTAGGCTGTGGAATGATCCTAAGTTCAAAGAGGGAGACATATTAGTAGCTAGTATGACCACTCCTGATGCTGTTCCGAATATGAGACTAGCTAGTGCCATTGCTACAGATACAGGTTCGATAACTTGTCATGCGTCTATTGTAGCTAGAGAGTTAGGTAAACCATGCGTAGTTAACACCAAATCAGCTACTACCTTAGTAGGTCGTGAGATAACTGTAATTGTTAACGGCATCAAAGATGCTTACATTAGAACTACTGGCTTTACAGATTTTCAACCTGATCCGTTTATGGTTGAGGTGGACTAATGGCTAACGACTTTATTGGTATTAACCAATCTATCAAAGAAAATGCTAGAGCCAGCTCTCAATGGAGACATCAACAAAGAGCAGATCATGCTTATGCTATTTTTGAAGTGGTTAACGAGAAGTTATTCAATAACGAACTACCTGATCCTGTCATAGGTTTTGATGACAGGCTAAAAAAGACAGGTGAATACTACTTTCAAGGAGATGCTATATCTCTACACCACCACTTTGATATACGCACTGATTTGAATGGGCTAGAGGTGTTTATAGCTATATTGCATAACTGTGTACATTCTTATCAAAACTCTTATAAAACTAAGGCAGAGTGGTATCACAGTAAGGCATTCAGAGAAGAGTTAGCTGAGTATGGTATAGAAGCAGATGACAATGGCAACACAATTAGTATTGAGCCTAACAAATTGGAAAACGTACTAGATAGGATAGGTTTATCTCACTTAGCATCAGACATAGTAGATATTGATCTAGATGAAACAGAGATAACTGGTGCAGAAGTACACGTTACTCCAAAAATAAAAGTAGCAGTACAAGGTAACAAAGGCACATCTAAGATGAAGAAATGGTCTTGTGCCTGTAACCCACCTACTAATGTCAGATGTGCTACTAACTTAACAGCTTACTGTACAGAATGTGATACTGATTTTGAGGAACAAGTCTAATGAATATCACGTTTAATAACTGTGAAACAGACCTAACAGATATGTATGTTTTTCACAAATTACAAAAATCTATTAATGTAGAAAAGGAAACTCCTACTAACGATTTTTTTGATATAAACATACTAGTCGAAGAGGATATAAAGGTACTACCTGACACAGATAAAATAGTAACAGATAACGAAAAGGCTGATAACGAAGATATAGATACTAGTCCTAAGTTTATTAAGGCAAATCAAAACTTGTGGGAGCTAAGAAATCCTAAGTGGAGTCTTAAAAAACAAATAGCTGATTACTATTTACTAAGTTTGTCAGCATTAATTGATCCTGATAAGTATCAAAAACATCTAAACAAAAGAGCTGACTTGTTATCTTTCCAATTTGCTAGATATACAGACATGGCAGTAGGTGGAGAGCTAAGGCATACTCGTAATTTTATAGATCAAGATAAGATTAACGAACTACAAGTTCCAACACCTCTTAGAGAAGCATTACGAGATCATACTTTAGCTAGTAAAACATCTTATGTAAGTAGACATTCAGCATGGCAAGGTTGGTATCACTTCAGGAGACAATGGGGAACAGTTGCTATTAAATGGGCAGTAGATACTTATAGGTTAGAAGGTTGGAGTGGTGGCTATGGTGGAGCAAAGTGGGCAACTATAGCAGACACTTTGTATATGTACGAAACAGGTAAGATCACACAAAACTCATTCATTGATACTTGCTTTGGATTAGAGCATAACAATGGAAACTACTTTAACAAGTGGTGGGTAGGAACACTTAAGCCTGTTTTAGATGCTAACCAAGTAGGTTGCTATTGTTTCTTATATGCAAACTCTTCACACATAATTAAAAAATTAGTAGACGAAAAAACAGTAAGGGAGATGTGTTCATGTCTAGAGGATTCGGATTGGTGTCGAACATACGATCAGTATGGAGGAATTACAGGAGCAAAAGAAGTATGTCATTAGGAGATTACGCTAACCCACAAAAGAAGTTTTATATAGGTGATGTGGTTAGACACAAGCATAGTGGTAGGCTAGCTGAAGTAGATCAAGAAATTAATCATGTATCAAACACAGTGTTAGTTTATTGGCTAGATAGCAATCAGTCATCTCATGTATCTATAGACATAATAGAGCTAGAGAACATGAATGTAGATAAATTTTGGGAAGATGAGTTTCTCAAAGAAGATCAATTTATATCTACAGCTAGTAATGTAAAAGGTAGACATGGCTTTAATTTTATTCCTAAGTGCGATCATTACATGACGGAGTTTAAACTCAAAGAAGGTTCTATTTATCTAACTGCATTGTCTAGTCCAGTAGATGCTACTAAACCTATAGCTACTCAAGGTTGTTTCTTAGCTGATGGTTGGTTAAAGCAAAACAATCTTTGGTTTACAGGAGATGCAGAAATTGATGATGACTTACATGATAGAAGTACTGTTCCTAGTATGTATATTGACTGGAAAGATATGGGAGTTGTCTCAATAAGAACACTTAGCATAGCTGTAGTGTGGTGTCTAAGAAGAATAAAAGAAGGACATACATTATCTATAGGGTGCTTTGGTGCTCATGGCAGAACAGGCACATTGCTAGCTTCTATATTGGTTTATGAAGGCTATACAGCTAAAGATGCCATTAACAAAGTCAGAGATGATTATTGCATGAGGGCTATAGAAAACAAAAAGCAAGAAGATTTAATTCAGTTGTACGAAACAGCATTAAGTAAAGTAGAGGATAAAAATGAGTAATCAAGCATTGGATATAAAGTTAATAGTTAAAAGTGTGAGAGATGCACAAGGTAATTTTGTTCAGGCTACACCTAATCTATATACAGTAGGTGGTGTAAAGGAATTAGCTATGGCTTGTTTAGATAACGCACCAATATCACAAATACCTACTGTAAAACTAAGTAGAGATGGTAGTGGTTGTGAGTTTTCAATTACTGAATTGCAACAGCATAATGCCCATATGCCTACATTTACAGATGAAGGTGACTTATATGTTTACTGCGATAGAGTGTTATCACACATAGTAGATTCATTACGTTTACTGAATTGGAGACTATCAATGGTAGATGATCTACAGGATAACTTTACTATTGGCTTTGAACAGTTAGGATCAAACTGCTGTAAATGTAATGATGTTATAACTGAGGTAAACCACACTAATACAACTGGATTACCTTTATGTACTACTTGCTTTAAAAACAATGCAGAAGGAGGGCTTTAATGAGTAAGGCTGAGAATTTAAAAAAGATAAAAGGTATATATGTACCTCATTATAGTGTAATTAGACATGACGAAAAAATAAGACCTATAGAAAAAATGGCAAGTATAGTTGTTAGTGGAGAAGGTCTTGAGTCGTGGAGAAAGAAACCTTACACAGAATACACACGTTCTATAGCACCTGATTGGTTGTACGCTGTTAGATCATCAGCTACATCAGAAGATGGTGACGATAAGAGTTTTGCGGGTATGTTTCTAACTAAGTTAAATGTACTAGGTACAGATGTATACGAAGCTATACTCGAAGTAAGAGCATCAGCATCTAGTGATAGGGTACAAAGCTACGATAATGAAGATCAAAAAGTAGATGTAATAATTCAAGAGATGGTAGACGCTAAGATAAGTGGCGTACTCTTCTCTAAGAACCCTGTAGACGGCTCAAATGAGATGGTAATTGAGTATCAAGATGGTGTAGGTGGTGTAGTAGATGGTAATGGTGAGTCAACTATGGAGATATGGGATAAGGGGGATACAGTTGGTAAATTTGACCTCAATGATTTGACCCCTTTATGGCAAACAGAATTGCGTAAAGAAGCTATAGCTTTAGAAGGCTTATTCGCTAAACCTGTAGATATAGAGTGGGCAGTAGATAATGAGGAAAAACTATGGATACTACAGGTACGACCAATCACAGCAATAGGAGATTCAAATGTTGAATAACAACGACCAACCACTATCAGTAGCACAAGCATCTAGTATGCTTGGCATACATAGAACCACTACATACAAGTTACTAGAGTCAGGTAAGCTAGAAGGCTATCGAGTAGGCACAGCTATAAGAATCAATCGTAGTAGTGTAGATAAATACAAACTGGAGAACAGTATGCATAAATCTTGGAGTTAAGAGCTTATGAGGAGAAGAGGTGGTCTACCCTTCTCCTCACTTGCCCACTTAAACAAAACCCTATAAAGGAATTAGTGTGATTATAGCATAGAGATTTGTAATGGAACATCTAACTCATTACTGTACCTATCACTATCACCTTTAGGGTAATCTTCTATAGGGTAATTCAAGCAATTCATTAGTTCTTTCTTCTCTCTACGATTACCTGTAATGTATATGTACCTATGCTTTCTAGGTCTATCTATTGTTTCAAATCTATCGTCAGTCATTCTTTCTTCTAGCGAATGATTCCTAACTACACTACGACTATGTGTATTTACCCCTATCTCTCTCCATTCAGTTCTCTTTGCAGACAAACCTGTATACAGAAAGTTAGTAGCCTGATAGATGTAGCCAACATGACCCATACTAGTATCGGCATAAGACACTACCACTAGTGGTTTAGGTAGCATTTTTAATGTTTGTGCTACAAAATATGACGCTAAGTTTTTATCGTGATTCTCTAGCATAGCTAGTCTGTTTAGTTCTACTACTTTATCTCTATGTTCTATCCCACATACACCCATAGTTAAACTAGGAGATGCGGGGATTCCATAAGTAATAACACCTTGCATTACATGATCTACAAAAACACCATAGGCATAGACTATTGAAGGTATTCTTTTTGCATAATGTTTGTTTAGCAACCAAGTGTGTGTAGTATCAAATGGTATAGCAAATACTTCCCACTTCTTATTCATTGTACGCACCCTTTACTACTAAACCATAAGTCTTTTCATTACCCTCTTTACCTACAGATACTACTGACTTGTTAGCTAGCATTATCTTTAGTTGATCTGTAATTTCTTTTCTACTTACATTTAACTTAACGCCTAAAGATGTAGCTGATATGCCACTACCAAACTCATCCATTAGATCAGCAATACTTCTATACAAATTTACATCTGTATACAAGCCTTGCACTTCTTCCTTCTTAGCTAATCGAATTGAGTTTAAACCCAAATCGTCAAACCCGTAGTGCAATCCCATAGGTTTTGGAATCGGCATATCATTAGCCTTAGTTACCTCTAGTAACAAAGCTATACTACCTATGTCATCTATGACTGTAGATGTATGCCTTAACATTACATCAGCACCCGCTTCATACTGAGAGTTACCATAGTAAACAGTCTCGTCATACTTAGGAGTGTGTGCAATACCTAGCCAAGAAACACCTAGATTGTTGAGCATATCTATTGTCTTAGTAGCTACCTTATCTTCTTTCATATCGCCTTGCCCAGCTCTACTAATAGAATCTATTACTACAAACTTAATGTCATTAGACTTTACATATACCTCTAACACTGAGTGTATGTCCTTTAGAGACGATCCCCTAGCGTTTAGTACTGGTAGCACTGGATTCTCTATACCCAATGCTTTACCAACTGCACCTATTCTTGGTGGCATTGTTCTCTCAGGTCTTTCTAGATTTAAAAACAATGCATTGCCTTGTTCTGTATGCCAATAATGATTAGTACCATACTGCACAGCTAGAGCCATCATCATGCCTGTAAAACTTTTACCTTTGCCCGGTTTGCCAAACATAATAGTGCCACCACCTGTTAGTACATGAGGTTGTAATGTATACAACACAGAACTTACAGTGTTAGTTCCTTCTACTTCAGTAGGAGACTGAACTTTTATATATGTTTTCCATATTTCTTTACAGAAATTATCAAACAACTTTATCAATTCAGTCTTAGGTAACACATAATCTGCTTCTTCTTGGCTACCACCAAAGGTCTTGTGAGCCTTGTTGATTAACCTAGTTCTCTCAGCATCTCTCTTAACATTACAAATTGTATAGGTATCAAAGTCATCAAAACTTATGCTTAGTTCTGCATGAACCCCTGTATCTTCCTTCCTAATATCTACAGCTTTAAATTGTACTGGTATACCTTCAGGTGTATTGATGTTTTGAAATACTTCTTTCTCCCCTTCTTCATTGGTTCTTATTTCTATTTGCATTTGACCTTCTACCTATAAATTCAGGACTATAAGTTTTAGGAATTGGCTTTGACTTTAAATTCCTAACCTCTTCTTGTAGCCCCTGAATAATTGTACTTAGTTTTTCTACCTGTTCTGACGACATATCTCTTAGCTTGGGTTGTGGTTGTGGTGAAGCGTAATACATATTCCCACAGTAAACGCTAGACACTGGACTATCCCACTTACAAGTATTTAATTGTCTGCATAATGAGTCTTCGCAAATCATAGCTTCTCATCTCCAAATAACTTCTTCTTATTTATGTCATACAATGTCTTAGATGCCATTAAAGCTGTAGCACCTAACATAGGTTCGTTAACGTGCTTAACAGTTACGCTCCAGTCCTGTTGTGATAAGTGAAAAATAGCACCACCTACCTCTACTTTTTGGAGTAATTCTTCATCTCTAATTGTCTTGCCAAAAGCTGAAGTTCTAGGCATATCCCATAGTAGTATTCCGTTATTCATCATATCCATAACGCAAGCTATGTAGCTTGTAACTTGTAAGGCATCTTTAGAATATACATTTTTACCTGTTTTTAGATCACAAACATATATCCTGTTGTGGTTATCACTTAATACAAAATCTATAGTTCCACAAACTTGTAATACAGAATTGTATACAGGTATTTCTGTAGCTACTACTTCAAAGCCTTCCTTCTCAATCCATTCAGCTATAGATTTAAAGGCATCATGTATTGGTGATATTTGATCCTCAGTAAACAAGGCATATTGCATATCATTACTTCGTGATAATAAACCATCTGTCCAATCATCTGAGTCATTCATATATAACTCAAATGCTTTGTGTAGTAAAGTTCCTTTTGTAGCTGATAAAGCTAACTCTGCTGATGGTTTGTTCTTAGCATTACTAACAATCACATTTTTCATGTTTTTTGTAGTTTGTTGCGTACCTACATAGATCGAATCTTCAACTTCTTGCATAGCTACTTTAAGTGTCCATCTAGATATAGCATCTACGGCACTCCCATCTGTAGCTCTTAGGACTGTAGTAACAGAAGGATAGTCTGTATCCTTACCATCTATAGTTACTCTGTAAGCATGACCTCTACCTTTCTTAACCTGTTTTACTTCTACGCTTTCTATATCTTCTCTAATACACTCATAAATCATATCTCCATCTCCTGTAATATAAATGCTCTTGCTCTGCCTTTGTAATTTGTGTGGACTCTAACCACACCACCTTTGCCTTTTTTAGATTCTTTAGAAGCTAGTTCTAACTGGTCAAAGGCTTTGACCATCCATGTAGGAACAGACGCTTGTGTACTTTTGATCTCAAACACATAGTCATCTGTCTCTACATCAGTATGAGGTCGTGATTTGTCTAGGTTTCTCCAACCACCTAGAGCTTCTGCTACTCTGTTCTCATACTTTTTGCCACGAACACGATTGTTTTTGTTGCGTCTAGTTACCATTACTTATACCTTTGGATTATTTAAGCACTCTAAGCAGTACATCATGTTATCTTCAGGGTTAAGTTCATCTGCAACATCACCACAACTTAAACAAGTTTGCTCTTCAGGCTCTTCTAATTGTGATAGCCACCATGTAATTGACTGACCTTCAGATTGAGACTCTACTAAAGTAGCTTTTTCTGTACCAAACTTATTATTTACTTGAGTTAACCAAGCATCTTTGTGTTGTTGAGAAGGTTTCTCTACGCTGTTGTTACACCATTCTTTACCCAT